AACCGCTATGACAAATTTCAGATTACCGTGGGGTCGCTTGAAACAGGCTCGTATAAGTATGAAGTTTACGATACCAATAGCACGGTTAGTGCAGCCGTTGCGGTTGTTGAAACGGGCTTGGCGTATGTACAGGTAATCAGCCTCACATTCAACACCTTCGCCAATACCATCCAATACAATGTCTACGGCGCAAGTGCCGTCAGCATCTTTGATTCAACTTTTGACCCAACCTTCCAATGAGCGTACAAACAAGAACGCAGTTGCAGACGAGTGCCGCAACCATCACCAACGAAACCGCTGCCGCAGCCAATACTGCTACCCGTGTGGGTGGACTATTTGACGACCTCGCAGATACCGCCACCTTGGACCGAGAGCGGGGCGTTGCAAACCTGTACCTGGACGAGGTGAAGAACTTCACCCCGACCCAAGGGAGTGCAGTCAAGTTGACAACCCCGCTGAAATCGGGACTGCTGACGACCTACAACTTTACCCGCACAACCACCGCCATCACCTACACAGGGACGACGAGTGCTGCTTTGCGGGTATCGGCAAGCATGGTATTCTCGCAGGGGAACGGCAACCAAATAATCATCTATATCGCCAAGAACGGAACCATCATTCCGCAGTCCATGACCGACATTACCACGGGCCACAACAACGGCCATGCGGTCACGCTTGAAGCGATTCTGCAAGGCGCAGTCAATGACGAGTTCACCATCTACATCAACGCCGTGAACGATGGCGGTGCTATCACGATTTCGGCCCTCAACTTCACCGTCCACACGCTATGAGCAGCATAAAACAATCGTTCACCCAATGGTTGGGTATTGAACACAAGGTCCCCGTGATGCTTGAAAACAAAGCGGGAAAATACATCACCTACGGGGCGTTTAATGAATACCCCTATTACCTGCTGGACAACTACCGCCGAAGTAGCAAGCACAACGCAATCGTCAACGGAAAGGTCAACTACATCGTGGGCGGTGGATGGCAACCAGGGGAAAAGATGACCGTGGAGCAGCAGGCCCGCTACGCCAAATTCTTTGACGGCTTATCCGAGCATGACGACTTGAATGACATTACCGAGAAACTCGTCCTTGACTTGGAACTATTCAACGGGTTTGCGGTTGCGGTGACTTGGAACAAGATGGGGACCATCGCTAAGATGGAGCATATTCCCTTTGAGAAGATTCGTGTTGACAAGGACGAGCGGATGTTCCAGGTGGCTGACTGGTACGACGATGCGATGGTCCAACTCTACCCCAAAATCGGGGATGTAGAGAAAATCCCCGCCTTTGATGCAGACAACCGCATCGGCAAGCAACTGTTCTACTACCGGGTCTATGCCGCTGGCGTGAAGTCCTATCCCCTCCCTGAATACATGGGTGGCTTGGCGTGGATTGAAGCGGATGTGCAGGTGGCGAACTTCCACAACAACAACCTGCGAAACAACTTTTGGGGCGGGTACTTGATAAACTTTAACAACGGCATCCCAACCCCTGAAGAACAGGGCGACATTGAGCGTCAAATCAAGCGGAAGTTCAGCGGGACCGACAACGCTGGCCGCTTTGTTGTGACCTTCAACGACGATGTGTCCAAGGCTCCGACCTTGGAACCATTGACCCCGTCCGACATGGACAAGCAGTTTGAGATTTTGAACAAGGCCATCCAGTCGGAAATATTTATTTCGCACAGGGTCGTGAACCCGATGCTCTTTGGTGTCAAGACCGAGGGCCAACTGGGAGGACGGCAAGAACTGGTGGAGGCTTACGAACTATTCAAGGCTACCTATGTGAACGACCGTGTTCGCAAGGTGGAGCGGATGATGAACTATTTGGGTTCGTTCAACGGAGTGGAGGGAATGGAACTCATCCCCGTGGAGCCTATCACGGAGCGACTATCCGAGCAAGCCCTGCTGCAAATCATGACCCCCGAAGAACTGCGGGAAAAAGCGGGCCTCCCTACATTGGAAAAGCAACCTGCCGATGTCGTCGGACCGAACGCCCAACCCGACGAGGTTCCGCAAACACCTGCACAACTTAGCAACGACAACATCAAGAAACTATCGGGCCGTGAGTACCAAAACTTGATGCGTATCGTCCGTCATTATGCGCAGGAAAAAATCACCTTGGAGATGGCCCGCACGATGTTGTCCGCTGGTTTCGGCTTGACCCCCGAAGAAGTGAACACCCTGCTCGGCGTGCAGGAGCAGACCTTCAGCGAACCCCAATGGGGCGAGGAGGACACCGAGGATTACGGATGGGGCGAGGAAGAGTTCAAGGTCTTGGAGGTGGTCGCCAGTAAGTTTGGGAGCAGTTCGGACGACTATGTGGTCATGCACTCCAAGCCAATGCGCTTTGACACCGACTTGGACGACCAGGTGCGTCAAGCCTTCGCTGAACTTGGCGAGGAGGAGAAGGAACTGGATAAAAAAATTGAAGCCTACCGCAAAAAGAATCGGGACGCAAGCGTGGAAGAAATGGCCAAGGAGTTTGGAGTGAGCAAGGCAAAGGTCGCCAAGCGGGTCGCTTACCTAATCACAAAAGACCGTTACCCCATCGCCCGTACCGTGGACCAAATCGCCAAGGAAGGTGCAAAGCCAACGGCCGAACCCGTGCTGGAAGTGAGGTACAAGTATTCTTGGGCCGCAGGTTTCAGCAACAAGGACAAACGGACCAGCCGTGAGTTCTGCAAGGTCATGTTGGACTTGGCCGATGCAGGCAAGGTCTACACCCGTGACGACATTGATGGTATTTCCAACATCATGGGGTATAGCGTATGGAATCGCAGAGGCGGTTGGTACCATACCGCAAGCGGAGTGAACCGCCCGCAATGCCGCCATGTGTGGGAGCAGCAACTCGTCATCCGCAAAGGCAATAAAATCACGAAAGCATGAAGGCACTATTCATATCCGAACAAACCCTGCTGGACAACTCGGTCATAAACGAGAATGTATCGTTCACGCAGATACGGCCCACCATCGTGAAGGTGCAAGAGATGCGGATTCAGCCTATCGTTGGGTCGGCCTTGTATAGCGAAATGGTGACGCAAGTGGTGAGCGGCACGACTACGGCCTTGAACACGACGCTCTTGGAGGACTACATCCAGCCCGCTATGGTGCAATGGCTCTACTACGAACTGCCGATGGTGCTTGCGTTCAAGTACATGAACAAGGGCATGGTCCGCCGTACCAGCGAGGAAAGTTCCCAAATGAGCATGGACGAAATCACCCGCCTAACGGACAAAGTGAAGAACGATGCCGAGTGGTATTCCGAGCGCATCACCCGCTACCTGATGGAGCAGAAGGCCAACTACCCGCTCTTCAACTCTCCGCCATCGGCCCTTGATACTATCTACCCGAACGGAACCAATTACAACACGGGGATGGCTCTTGACGCAAGAACCCTGCGCCGTGGTGCTGGGCTTGATAGACCTTGGCCCTACGGTTACGACCCTTACTGCAACAACTGCTAACGATGGGCGCACACTCTAAAAACATTTTGAAACTCCAAGCTTATGTCATGGATACGAATAAAGCAAGCACTCCTTGCTCTTGCAAATGCTCATCCGCAGGTGAACTCCTTCGGAACGGGCGACCCGCTTGCAATCGGGACCGACAACACGATAAACCTTCGCACCCCAAGCCGTGAGCGCATCGTCTATCCGCTCGTTTTTGCGGATGTTCAAAGTGCGAGTACTGACCTTGGGAGTTTGGCTCTTGTGGTCGGTGTCTATTTTAGCGACCGAGTGGAATCCATTGCCACGATGGGTGGCGTGGTTTCGGGCAGCCCGACGCTGGGTTGGCAGGACAACGAAGACGAGGTTTTGAGCGACCAACTGCAAATCGCACAGGACTTCATTTCAGCCCTCACAAACGACCCGACGCAAGAGTGGACCCTAAGTACCAGCGTCAGCCTTACGAGGTTTGTAGAGAGCCGAGATGACCGCACGGCGGGGTGGGTTGCAACCATGTCATTCCAACTGCCATACGGCCACAACATTTGTGAAATTCCGACCTAACCTACATTTACCCTAAAGCAGAATTATGCCAACTCCAATCTTACAACAAATGCTCGGTCAGGGCGGAACTTGCGAACTGATTGATTCAGGTGCAGCCGCAACGGGCAAGAACTACGACTTTCTTGTCGTCAATTCAGCCGCAACGATGACCACCCTCACGGGTACAGGCAGCGAGAACCTGCTGACCGCTTACAACTTTTCCACCAAGTCCATCTCCGCAGGCATCGTGATTTGCGGTCGCAACGGCGGCAAGATTACGGCGGTAACGGTTTCCGTAGGTAGCGTCATCGGATATACATTCCTGTAAGCGATGTTCATCGGCTACGGCTACGGCTACCCCCGTTCAATGGTGATGGGCAAGACCCCCGCAGAACTTGCGTGGGATGCCTTCAATCTTCGTGCGACTACGGACAACGCCCTTGCACCCGAAGCCGCCGTCAGCGGTTGCCTGCAAGCCCGATTCGCCGTAATATTCAATTTTTAATATGCCCACGCCTTCCTTATTGATAGTCCCCACTCGTTTCAAGACGGGCAAGATGTACTCCCAAATCCCAACCAGCGGGGCGGGGGACTTCACCGTTACCCGCAACACCGAGGCACGGCGGTTTGATTCTGCGGGGCTGATTGAATCCGTGGCCAGCGGCATTCCGAGATTGGACTACTACACAAGCGGCGGCGTTACGGGATGTCCTGCGTTGCTCGTAGAGCCTGCGGCGACGAACTTGGCCCCCAACGCCAACTTGATGA